TCCTGGCCAACACACCACCATGCTGCAACTGCGCGCCTGAGGGCGCGGCCCCACCAGTTAAGTCCGCGGGATTGAGCAATCGGAACCGATCACTACACGCTCGACACGTTTGCGCGGAGGCGTCGGCCAACGTAACGCAGAGAAACGCACCTCACTAACTTCCCCCGGAAAGTTGTCTATCGGCGGGGAATGGCCGTCCGCGGTGGTCAGAACCGGCGTTGCAAGTAGTCTTGTGCGGACCTGTTCCGGCGGCGCCAGTTAACGTCCTGGCCAACACACCACCGCGTTACGTTGAGAGCTTGAACACGACTTCATTTATACCATCCATCCACCGCCTCAGGTGCGTAAAAATATTTTCAAACAATGCATTTTTTTTATTGACATAACCCAACGATTGGTTATTGTGATGGCGTTATGACCACCACAAACACAACACGTCAGGCTGCCGCAACGCTCGGCAGCATCACCAGCGAATCCAAAGCGCGGGCCGCCCGTCAGAACGGGCTCAGAGGAGGCAGACCAGCTGCTCTGACAGGAGGCCGCGCTGCATTCGCCGCAGCCTGCGCCGAGGCGCATTTCAAAAGCGGGGTGCACGATCCCTGCGTGCGCTACTCCACCACTCGCGGGTTTCACGTCGAGAGCAGTCTGGTTCCCGCTCGCCGCGGTGTCGTCTGGCAGGAGGAGGCTGTCTATCGGCTCGACACGCTGAAATACATTCCTCGCGTCGGTCAATACCGCGAAGTGCGCGCGGAGATTTTGGAGCGTCTGGCCGAGGACGACAACTAACAGGCCACCAATACGTCGCAGCCAACCCCGCCCTGCTCCTGGTTGAGCGCGGCGGGGTTTTTCGTGAGCGTCTCGCAAGCTCACCGCCACGACAGCGCCGGGCCCACGCCTGACAAGCCACGCAAATCAAAAAGCATCCGCTCCGGCACCGGCTCCCCATAGCGCACCATTTTCCGCTCCCAGGCCCCGCTCGAGTGCGTCACCGTAATCGCATTGACCCCCAAAGGATACCCCCGCGCCGACGACCGCACCCGCACCGCGATCGGCGCCACCCCCACATAGCCCGAATTATGGTCCACCCAGCACCCCCGAGGAATCGTCTGCACCATCACCTCCTGGAAATGCTCCACCGGCGGAAAGGATGCCTCCGGCTCCGGCCTCGAAGCACACCCCGCGGCCGCCGCCGCCATAACGAGTAGCACGATCAGCCTCATAACGGCGCCGCCTCCTCCAGCAAATCATGGTAATAATTCCACGTCGTCTTAAAATCCCCATGCCCCATCACCACCGCCGTCGCCGGCAGTCCGAACCGCTGGCAATACTCCGCCCCGAACTGTTTACGCAACTCATAAGCCCCCTTCGTCCGCTCCGGCACAAACTTACGCACGAACCCATTGATCGACCGCTCCGTCAACGTCACCGCATCCGTCATCGACGAACGAGGAATGACATAACCCTCCCGCGACTGCAGCGCCCGCCGCAACTGCCCCAAGATCCGCCACCGCACCGGCACATCACGCGCCGTTCCCTTCGGGAAATACCACGAATTATCCGGCAGCACCCGCCGCTCAAACGACCAGAGAAACGACCGCTGCCCCCGCTTCAGCCACTCCCAGCGCAGACCCGCCACCTCCGAATTCCGCAGCCCACACCAGCGCATCAGAGCATACACCGCCCAGATCCGCCGATCCTCCGCCGAGCTCGAGCGCCGCAGCACCTCCGCCGCCGCATCCATCGCCATTAGGCGGTCCCGCCCGATCAACTTATAGCCCCGCACCCGCAGCTCCCGCGCCGACGTCTCCGCCCGCACCAAGCGCAGCTCCGTCAAGTCCGGCAACACAAGCCCCGCCTGCGCATACCAACGCCGCGGCTGATCGGCAAACACCGCCCGGATCTGCCGCCAGGTCGAAGCCCGACCCTCCGGCGAGCCCGGCCACGCCCGGAGATACCGCTCCAACTCCTCCGCCGTCAGCCGAGTCATCGACACCGAGTCCGCATCAGCACCCGCGACCGCCCGCACCCACTTCCGCAGCGTCGAAGCATTATTGCCCCGCGTCAGCGCCGGCGACCGCTCCAACCACACCGCCAGCAAATCCCCCACCGACGCATACCCCGGGCGCTTCATCGTCGTCCGCGCCTGGCCATCGTGACGTAATTCGCGGGCAATAACTTTGGCTTGAACGAGAGCCTCCTTGTAATTAGTTTTGCCCGTCGACCGCTTAAACCGCCTGCCATGCACCTGCGCCCTGTAATAATACACCTCCGAGCCCGGCTCCTTGTAAATGGAGACCTCGGAATGCTTGCGTTGTTGTTGGGCCACTTGGGCCACTTTCAGTGCCACTTCCATGCGAACAAGATCGAACAAAGCCGAACAGCATGCAAGCCAAATTTCGAAGTAAGATCAGAAACCTCATCAGAGGGCAGTGGCCCTTTTATGAGAACTTACAAGAACAAACGCGGCCATAGCTCAATTGGATAGAGCATCTGACTACGGAGCAGGCCTTTTTCTCTGTCCGATTCCCTGTTGGGCCACTTTACGGACCACTTCCCTGCCCCGTTTCGCCCTCTAAAATCTCCGGTTGAGATACTCCGCGGCCACCTGGTCCGGCGAGCCCTGCGGGATTTGCTTGAGCAGCTCGAGCGCCTTCTCCAGCTCCGCGATCTGCCCGCGGTTGCCGATGAGCAGACTTTGCGCGTAGCGAGTCTGCACCGTCCGCATGTTCCGCTCATTGGCGAAATCCCGTTTTAGCGAATAATACTTCGCCACCCCCTGCATGCCCGAGAGCACGCCCATCCCTTTGCGCAGATCCTCCATGTAAGCCAGCTGCACCTGCAGATGCCGCAGCTGATCACTGCCCAGGTCCTCCGCGGGAAACTCCGGATCGCGCAGCATATTCCAACCCTTCGCCTTCAGCCGCTCATCGAGCAGCCGCAGCCGGTCCTCCACCGCCGTCACCGACCGCACCGCCTGGCTGCCGAAACCGATCGGATCGCGGACAAACAACCGCCCCACGAACGGCACATCCGCCATCTCCATCATCGGCCGGCCCCGGTCGATCGACTCCGCCAGGCGCAGCGTCTCATCCGCCTGACGCGAGAGCGCCTGTTGCACGATATATTGCAACTTCGCTGGCGAGTAATTCATCATCGTCCCCACCTTCCGGTAAAACTCCGGCGTTGTGCTGTAGTATTGCTCACTCGCCGGCAGCTGCACCATCCACGGCGCCACGATATGCTTCTGGCGAAACGTCGACCAATTCATGTTCGCCTCCATGATCGTCGCCAGCTGCGGGCCGAAGAACTGCAGCCCGCTCCCCGGGTCCACGATCCGTTTCAGCAGCATGCCCGCCGTCCGGTCCGCGTCCACCTTCGGCCGCCCCAGGAGATCATCCATCGTCGCATTATAAACCACCGAGCCCATCACGCCCTCCGGCCCGTAGGGAAACGGCACCGAGAACCCCGCCAGATCCATGAACGACAGCCGATCATCCACCACCCGTTGACGTTCCCGCTCCTTCTCCTCCTCATCCATCATGAGGTAGCGAGCGATCGCCGCCCCGCCGAACATCACCGGTATCATCACCAAGAGCCGCGTCCACGCCGTCCCCCGCACCGCCGGGTCCGGATCGGAAAGTTTTTGTGCCACATTGCGCACGCCCTGCAGCATCGGATTGAGGAACCCCGGGATGCTCATGGCAATTTTCGCATCGGCAATCCCCGAGTGCTCATTGAACTGCCCGCTCGCCGTCCAATACTTCGCCAGCGCCTCCTCATCCGTCGCCCCCCGCTGCAGCGCCGCCACCGCCGCACCCTCACGGCCGGCCGTCTCGAAGAACGCCGCCATCGCCCGCCCACCCGTCACCAGGTTGATCAAATCCCCCGTCTTCCAGATCGGAAACAACCAATTACTCGGCTGCAGCACCGTCGCCACCGTCTTGATCACCGGGTCCTTCGCCTGGCTCACATAGAAACCCTCACTCAACCACTGCCAGATCGCCCCGTGCTTGATCGAGGCCAGCATCTCCTGCTCGCTCGGCTGCACCCGCGAAAGCAGCAAACCCTCCGAGAACACCTGCGGATACTTCTTCGTAAATTTATTGACCACGCCCTTCGTATGCGCCCAGCCCGGCACCCAGCCGATCGGGTCCGGATTGAGCAACGTCTGCGTGAACGTATCGCGGAACAAATTCCTCAACGCAAAGACCGCACCCTGCGTGATGTTCCGCTTCCAATTCTGCGTCATCGGCCCCACCAGCCAGGACGCCGCCTTACCCATCTTCGACGCCGTCTGCGGAGAAGCAAAGAGCCCGAAGATCGCCGGATCACCCAGCTGGTAATACTCCCGCACCCCATCCCGCAGCAGCGACACCACATTCACGTCCGTCGGTTTCACCGGCCGCCACACATCACGGAAGCTCCAGGAGAGATTCACGTCCTCCGCCTTCACCTCCGGCCGGAAGCCCAGCACCTTCTCATAGGCATCCCCGATCGACTTCATCACCCAGCCCAGCGCCTCCTCCTTCGAGACCGACGCCGCCGCCTTCATCGGCATCTTCATCTTCACCATCGTCGAGCCCGCCAAGATCCGAGCCTCCGCCGGCAGCGACAAGTCCTTCGCCACCGCCGCCATATTGTCATAGAGTTTCAACCCGAAGCGATTCCAGTAGTAAGCCTCGAACATCTCCCGCGTCCGCTCCTCCGTCACCTCATCGATATTCCGGATCGCCTCCCCCGAGCCCCGCGCCCGATAGACCCCCGCCGACATATCGCCCCGCCCGCGGCCCGCCGCGCCGCGGCCCGCCGTCATCACCCGCGGCAGCGGCCAATAGCCAGGCCTCGCCCCCTGCATCCGCGCCCGGTCCATCCCCGAGATCAGCCCGCCCGCCTCCTTCACCTCCAGGATAAGGTCATGGAAGCGCGACTGCTCCTTATACATCCGCGTAAAATTTGGAATATCCTGCACCGCCATCGCCACGATCGCCTTCAAGTCCTCCGGCAAGATCCCCTCCCGCATCCCCGGATATTCGAGGCCCCCATTCTCCCACCGGTTCAGCGACTCCTGCGCCCACGCCGCCTGGTCAAACTGCGCCAACTTCGACGCCGGCACCTTCTTCCGCAAGTCCGTCCAGGACTCGCCCGTCAGGTAGCGAAAACTCCCATCCTTCTCCACAATGCGCAACCCCTTCGACGTCCCCGTCCCACTGATCGCCAGCTGCGTCTCCGCCCCGATCGAGAGGATCATGTTGTAAGCCGACATCAACGGCGTCAGATTCGTCGACCGCACCAGCCGCGCCTTAGTCAGCGCCGCCTTGTAAGCCGTCTCCGTCTCCTTCCGCTGCTTGATGATCGCCCGCGTGATCTTCCGATCCAGCGACGACACCGGCGCCCCCGAAGCGATCGCATTCACCGCCGCCTCGCCCCCGCGGATGATCGCCCCGATCAACTCATTGGCCGAAGGCCGCACATTCGGCGGCGCGTTAAACATCGCCCACCGCGTCGCCACATCCTGCCCCTGGAAAGCATTCACCGCCCGCGCCGCATCCCGCAAGAGCTTCGCCATGCCCGGATAAAACCGCTCCGCCGCCGCCGAGATCGCCGCCGACACCTGCAGATTCTGCACCGTCGCCGGGTCCGTCAGCAGCAGCCGCGTCCACTCCGCCACGCCCTCACCCCTCCGGTAGCTACGCTGACCCTCCGGCGAGAGCGACGCCGGCGGATCACTCGCCATGCTGCCCGGCCGATTCGTCAGCGCGATCAGCTCCGCCGCGTGCGGCACGAAGACATCCGGCAACCGTGCCCGCAGCAAATATTCCAACCCATGCCCCGCCTCATGGAAATTGATCTGGCTCTGCGTCTCCCGCGTGTAAGCCACATGATTCGCCGGCTTATAGTGCGCCGGATGCGTCCGCGACGTCTGCGTCGTCGACCGCCGCATCTCCAAGCGCACCGCCTCATTGACGAAGTCCACGATCGACCGGAACCCCCAGCGTTGTCCTGGTCGGAAATTCTCCACCCCCTTGATCAGCCGGCGCCCCGCCGAAGTCTCCCCCCGAGCCAGCACCCAATCCGGAGTCTGGAGCGCCGCCATCCCCACCGGAATCGCCCCCGGCGGCACCTGCGCCCCCCCACCCGACCGCACCGTAGCCGGCGGCGTCAACGGATCACTCGACACCGACCCCGGCGGCTCCATCGCCCTCGAGCTCACCGCATACGGAGCATCCGGCATCGCCTGCCCGCGGGTTTGCCTGTTGACATCTTTTGGCTGCGTGGTAGCTTGACTTTGGTTTGATCTAACCGCCGCAAGGCGTGAAGCCACCGCTTCGAGAGGCCCGACGGAAACGTCGGGCTTCTGTATTTTAGGGCGAGGCAGCGATACCCCAATGCGCCCTTCAATGTCTGCCAAAACGCGATCCGGCGCTTGTAGCCAATCTCCGCGCTTATTTGGCGTCACAAAGTCTTGAATTGCCGCCGTGCTTTTAGAGAAGGCTGATACGTCGGCATGGTCGCTTATTCTCACCGAAACTGATGCCTGCTCAACAACTCCAGCATCATCGTCCAAGTCCCAAGCAAAATTGCTGGTGTCACGCTTGTCCTGCACACCGGCATCGTAAAGCCGCTTGCCAAGCGCTGGCTCGAAATCAATCACAACGTCCATATACATGGAGTTGCTTTTGCTACTGCCCTTGATTCTGGAAAAACTTACACCCGCCACTCCATCTTGACCGCGCAGCGTTTTTGCGCGCGAAAGACTGTCCCGCATTGCGTCTCGTTCTATCTCGGGCCGAGCGGCGTCTGCCACTTCTGCGCCAACTTCAAGCAATCCTTCTGCTGCATCTTGCGCCGTGCTATAGGGTCCAAGCTCTCGCTCGCCGGCATCTACGAAATACGTTCCCTTGTTTGTATCAAGCGACACATTTAAGTCTGGCGTCAAGCGCCAGCTGCGGATGGCTCCATCGGATTCCGTGGGCTCCCCAAAAATTTGCTCTGGTACATCCGGCATTCCCCGAGATCCTGCCACAGGACCATCCGGCATCGCCCCCGGCGGCACCTGCGTCCCCCCACCCGACCGCACCGTAGCCGGCGGCGCAAGGGTCAAGTCCGGCCGCTCCTCCACCCGTGGCGCCGGCGTTGTAGCCGCGGCAGTCTCTGCCGCGCCAGGCATTTGTGGCCGTGCCCCCCGCATCTCCAGCGGCACATCCTCCATGCTTTGCGTCGCCATGCCGAAAATTTCCCGCCCCGACCGCAACCGATTACCCAGCAGCTCGATCAGGTCCGCCTCCGTCTCCACCCGGAAGCCCTTCGCCTTCAGCGCCATGGCCATCTCATCGAGATCCATGCCATCCCGGCGGAAGAGCTTATTGATAAAGACCCCCTTCTGGTTATCGCCCCCCTTGCCCTTGCCCGCGCCCTTTGCCTCCTCATAGAGCGCCTTCAGCTCGCCCGACCACACCGCCCGCTTCGCCCCCGACTTCGGCGCCGGCAGTCCGCCCAGGTCGATCACCGCCGCCAGCAACTCCTCCGCACCCGCGTCCGCCATACTCTCCCGATAGTCCGCATCCTGCCCGCCCAGGTATTCCTCATAATCCCGCAGCGTCTGCGCATTCAGCGTCGCCGTCCCCGTCGCCGGGTCCAGGTCATAGAACGGCACCGACAAATCATAAACCTGGAACGCCTTCACCGACACCGGCTCCCCCGCATCGATCGCCGACTTCACGATCTGCAAATGCTCCGAGAGCAGCGCATTCCAGTTATCCGTCTCCGTCTCCTCCAGGTCGATCCCCCGCTCATTCGCCGTATCCAGCGCCCAATTAAAAGGCTCCGCCATCGCCGCCGAGACCGCCCGCGGCACCGCCACGGCCGCCGAGGCCGCCGGCCCCGGCATCGGAATCGTCACCGTCCCCGAAGGCAGGACATTGACCGGCGCCGTCCGCGGCACCGAAACATCCGCCGCCGCCGCTTTCCCGGGCGCTGGCAAAGCCTGTGGCACGTCCGCCTTGGCCCGAGCCACTGCACCCGCCGGCAGCATCACCGGCACGCGGTAGGGCACGCGAGCCGCCGCACGGCCCACCGAAGGCACGAGGCCCGCCACCGAAGTCGTCGGCACCTCCACCTCGAGCGGACCCGTCCGCACCCCGCCCGCCGTATCCATCCGGGCAATGGCCGCCGAGATCGGCGGCTGCGCCTCCCAGACCAGCTTCGTCTCCGCCGCCGTCAGCGGCGTGCCCGCCTTCATCTTCGCCGCCACCGCCGCCACATCCTTCGCCCTGGCCATCCGGTTGTTGAGGAAAAATCCACCCGTCAAAGCACCCACGCCCGCCGCCGCGGCAAATCCCCCCGGCGTGATCTCCTGGCCCCGCACCGCCGCATCGATCGGATAAGCCACCACACCCGTCCCGGCGCCCAGCCCAGCCGCCGTCCCCGCCGTCCGAGCCACCTGCGGCAACCCGCCATCCTGGAAAGCCGTCCGCAATCCCCGGGCGCCCTGCGCCACCGAGACCGGCAGCGCCAGCGCCACCATCCCCATCTCGCCCCCCGCCTTGTGCATCGGAAACAACTCCGCCGCCTTCATCACATCGTCGTATTCCGTAAAATGTTCGCCCAGCTTCTTGTAGATCGCGTCGTAGCCCACGCCCGCCGCAATGCCGCCGCCGATCGCGCCCGCCACCCCGCCCACCACCGCCGCCGCCGGTGCAAAGGGAGCACCCGCGACCGTCGCCAAGGCCGCCGCTGACGCACCCGCCGCCAAGAGCTTCGCTCCCCCGGCCGCGCCCACCGTCATCGCCCCGCCGCGGCCGGCGCCCTGCAAGATCGCCAAGAGCCGAGGGTCCGCCTGCGCCTTCTCCTCCAGCTTCCGCCGGTCATCCATCACCTTGAAAATTTTCGCCTCGTCCGCCTTGATCTTCTCATAGTTCGACCGCGGCAAGATCCCCGCGGCAAACGCCTCCTCGACACCCTGGGTAAATCGCTCCGGCGACGACTGATCAAAGACAATCTGCCCACCCTCCGAAGGCACCAGCCGCGGCCGCCGATTCAGCACCGGCTCAGCTACCCCGGGCGCCGCCGCCATCGGTCCCCGCGGCGCCACCGGCGCCATCCCATCGAGCCCCTGCTCCGGTCCCGAGGTCGGGTCCACGACGAGCGACCCCGTAAATTGAAACGCCGGTCCCTTCGCATCGAAAGTCACATCCGTCCCATCCGCCGCCTCCGGCGTCGTCACCGGCTTCGGAGTCGGCCGCGGCGCCGGCAGCTTAATCTCCGGCGCCCGTTGCTCCGCCCCCTGGAGAAAGGCCAACGCCTCCTCATCCGATCCGAACCCCGGCCCGCTTGTCTGCTCCGCCTCCAAGGTAGGGCGCGGCGTCTGCGGCAAATCCTCATCCTCCTGCGGCAGCCGCGGTTCCCCCCGCGCATCGAGGTCATTGAGGAAGGCGGCATCCGCCGCTTGGACCAGCCGATCCGGCCCCGGGTCCATCTCCACCGGAGGTTCCGGTGCAATATCCAACTGCGGGTCCGCCACCGGACCCCCGTAGAGAAAGTCCAGCGCCTGCTGGTCAGATTGGAATGCGGCGAGGGCCATGGACGCTATTATCGCCCACCACGCAACATCTGGACCGCCTGGGCCTCACTGATCTGCCCCGCCAGGAAGGCCGCCCGCACCGCCTCCGGCGTTGAAAGCGCCGGCGCCGCCGTCGGCACCGGAACATTCGTCCCCGCCATCGCCGGCATCGGAGTCGCCGTAGGCTCTGGCGTCGGGCTCGGAGTCGGCGAAGCCGCCGGCGCCCCGCCGCCGAAGCCAAAGAAAGAAGCAATCCCACTTGGTTCCTCCGCCGCCGCCCCCTGCGGACCCGCCATCTGCGCCAGCGCATCGGCCAAGGCATTCGATTTCGGGTCCATCTCAAACTGATTCGTCGTGCCCTTGATTATAGCCGGCGCCACTTCCCCCGTCAGCGGGTCGAAGGTGTAAGCCTTGCCATCCTTCCCCTTCGAGAGTTGCTTCGAGCTCCGTTGCACCATCGGCTGCGCCGAATTCGGCGACGACATAAAGTAAGGCGTCACCTCCTGCGACACCGCATTGGTCGCCATCCCGGTCGTAGGAGTGAACGATTTTTCGGCCGACTGCACATACCTGGCATATTGGTCTCTGAACTTGGCCAACTCCTTGCCTTTGATCGATTGACCCTCCGCGTAGCCCAACACGGAGCGTCCGTATTCTTGGGCCGACATGATTTGTGGTTCCGCCATAATGTCTCCTTAGAACGTAAAGCTATCCCCGCCGCCTGCGCCGGCCCCCGTTCCATCGCCCCGACCACCAAAGGCATTCGACTGTTGGTTCATGTAATTCAAGCTCATCAGCTTCGAGCCCGTGTTCTGCATCCCGATGATGTTGTCCCCGATCATCGCCTGCTCGCGGGGATCGCGCTTGAGGAAGTCCTCGAGGTAGCCGGGGTCAAAGCCCAGTTGCTGCCCGTGCCGCTTCATGAAGTCGCCATAGGCGGTGCCCTTTGCCTCCAAGGCTTTGTTGTTGGCGTAGGCGCTGATGAAGCTACCGAGGACACTGTCATCGCTCCCCCCGCCACCCTCGCCGCCCTGCATCGCCATTGCCGCCCCGGCCGGTCCACCCATGGCGAAGCCCGCCACGGCCCGTCCTGCGGTGCGGATCGGCTTCGAGATGTCCGAGCCCAGCTGTTGCATCATCGCCGCGTTGGCCTGGGCGGCCCCGAGCTGTCCCGAGGCGAGGATTTCCCCGCTGCGGTCATTTACTGTAGGTGCATATTGAAACATAGTTTTAGTTATTCTGTTAAGGTTAAGCCGCCTTCTTCGGGGCCATAAGTTCTTGCGCGAGGGCGGCACCGATCACGGCCGGCTTGATCGCCAACCGCTTCTTGCCCTGGTGCTCCACCACTTCCACCGCCTCCGGCAGCACCTTCTGCACGTCCTGCGCCATGAAGCCGACCCGCTTCTGGTCCTCGCCCTTGTAGGCAAACTCATAAGCCTTGAGCCCGAGCACACCCGCCGCCTGGCCCAGCGGTTTGATGTTCTTCTTCATCCGCTTGTCCGAGAAGATCGACCCACCGATCTGCCCAAACATGCCCATCATCGCCGCGTTATTCATCGCCCCCGCCTGCATCGAAGCGCCCTGCAGCGCCGCGTTGTTGTTCAGCACCGAATTGCGGTTCGAGGCGAGCATATTCGTGTTGAAGGTTTCGACGCCCCCCGCCGTGCGCAGCGAGCCGCCAAAGATGTCACCCACCTGCGCCGTCGTATTAGCCAGCGTGCTTTGCCCCAGCCCAAAGGCCGGCCCGATCGATTGACGGAAAGGGTCAAGCTGGTTGTAAGCACCCGCCAGACCAACCCGCCGCTGTCTGCGCGCAAGGTCCATCTGGTTGACGCCGGCCGCAAAGCCGCGCCGCTGGTCCTGGCGACCAGAGGCATAGGCGTCCCGGTTAAGGATCTCCGCGCCCAGCGCAGCGTTCCCGGTCGCCATGCCGCGTGCCGCCATTCCGGCCCTTGCCGACTGCGTTGCCATACGCTCCTGCTCTGGGCTCAGCGAGCGGCCGAGGGCCAACTCCGCTTCCGCATCCTGCTGGAGCCGCGCCTCGATGGCATTGGGCGCCGAGGCTGCTTGCAACTCCTCGCCGACTACACCCTGCGTGCGTTTTAGATATTCGTTGTCTAATTTGCCAGCGAGTTGGTCGGCCGTCTGAAATTGCAGCGCAGTGTATTGCGGGTAAAGCCGCTTGATCGACTCCTCTTCGGCGGCTATCTGTGCATTGGCTACACGGATCGACGCGGCGGCCATTTTGTCGTAGTCGATTGGTGCCGGTGCCGGTGGCAGTGGTTGTGGCGCGGGTGCGCTTGGTCCTTTTCCTCCCATAGTTTTATCCTCCTGTTTTTTTTATGATCTTGTCCCAGCGGTAGACGCGGGGCTCAAATTGTTGACGGCGATGCCATGCGACATATTGGTGCGGCTTCGGCGCCACGCGCAGAAACTCGCCAACAGCATTTGCGTGCCCAGCAGCAGCAGCCAGGCGCACGAACCAGCAGTTGGGATCGCCGCCTTCAAAGGTTTGCTCCTCCGCATTCCAGCGTGTTTCGCTGGCCAGCAGGAAAACCTTCGGCGAGTTCCAGACGTAGCCGCTGGAGAGATGCTCGCCGAGGAGTTCCCAGAAGTCCGTTGTGTCGTGGGCGTCTTGCCATTGCTTTGCTTTTTGCCATGGGGTCATGCTTAAAACTTCACGCAATACAACAGGGCGATGTTTGCGGGGCGGGTTTCGTCTGCTGCGGTTCCGGGAACCATTCCGACATCGTATATCCCTGGGCCCGCCCCCTGGAGAATCGCGCCGCCGCCGCCGCCGGCGGCAATATTTGAATATCGTATTTGGTGATCGTGATTCTTTATGCCGTCTTGCTCTTTAAGAGCAAATGCCTTGTTGTAAGTTGTCCCGCTGATCGTCTGCGACCCGCTGCCACGCACAAAGATACCGCGCAGGTCGGGCAGGTTAAAGGTCGTGCTGCCGTTGCCACCGCCGTACGTTGTTCCAATCGCAGCAAACAAATCCGCGTATGTGCCAACTCGCAGGACCGGATCACCATTGGCCGCAAGCCAACCAGCAGGCGCCGAGTTCATAGCGAAGGGCATGACGGCACCGGCGGGGAGCAACGACTGCTGTGTCACTGTGGCCAACTTCGCCGTAGTCACGTTGGCATCCAAAATGTTCGCCGTGGTCACCGCATTCGAAGCAATGTCCGCCGCCACAATGCTCCCAGCCGTCAGCGCCACGGTGCTCTGGCTAAGTTGGTTTAGCTTGACCGGCGTGACGTTCTCGCCAGAGACAAAGGTTTTGATCGGGGTGATTGTGAATGTTGCCATAATTAAGCTGCGTTGCGGGTGTCGGTTTGCGGGAGACCTTCAAGTGCCGCCTCGATGGAGACGTTGCGAATCTCGGGACGCTGGAGGTTGGTCTGAAAGATGATTTCGGCGGCGTGGGCCTTGCGCCGGATTGGCTGCTTGAGCGTGTAATCATCGCCGACGCCGGTGTCGTTGCTCTGCCCGGGCCCCAGGATGATCTCGGCGTCCGGGTTGATGAGGTTGGCCTTGACCGTGACTGAGCCTGCATTGGGCAGGACAACATCGCTCAGGGCGCGGGTGAAACGCTTGCTGTGCATGTTTCCCATGTTGTAGCGGCGCGTCTTAATTGTGCCGGAGTATTGGTCCACGTTGCTGCCGCTCGGCTCGTCGTCTGTGCCGTCAGCCTTCTCGTCGAGGAGGTAGAGCTTGCCGGTGCGGCGGACGCTGAAAACGCGGCGAACATCGCTGTAGGTGCTGACGATTAGGGCGTCCACGCCGATGTCGTAAATGTCGCGGCTCTCCCATTGGTCATTGAGGGCGTTCCAAGTGATGACCAGATCGTTCGTGTCGTCCGGTGAATCGAGGGTCGGGACGGCCAAGGTGTAGCGGTTGTTGTGCCAGAGGCCAAAGGCCCGCTGCACCTTGCTCTGGTCGATGCGCTCAAACTGGTCGGCGACCGGGGCACTCAGCGGGCGGGTGTCGCCGCGCAGCTTGAGGTCAAGCTGGGTGTCCAGGCGGTAGACACCGGCGTCCGAGAGGAAGAAGACATAGCGGCCGGCCGTGGCGATGGAGTTGCGGGCCGAGCAGCCAATCTCGTCGGTGATCAACTCCAGCTTGGCGGCCGCCGTGTCGATGGCAAAGCCGCTGCCGTCTGTGCTGGGGAACTGGGCCAGCGTGGCCAGCCAGATGCTCTTGCGGGCGAAGACCAAGGCGCTGCTCTCCACCCACGGATGCACGGCGACTATGTAATCACTGCCCCCGGCGCCGGCGCGGAAGGACTGCCAGAGGGGATCGTAGAGGTCGGCGTCGAGGTAGTCGCTAATGGCCACTTGGTCGCGGCCGTCAGGGATAATTAAGCGGTTCTGAATGTAGGCCGCCCACGGCACGCTGCGCATCTTCTTGTAGGTCGGACCTTCTGCCGGAATGCCGCCCGCCGCACGGACGAAGCTGCCGGTGCCGGTCCAGTAGATCGGCGGCTTGACGCGGCGAAGGCGCAGCCCCGCAGTTAGGTCGCTGGCCGTGCCACTCGGAACCGCAATGGTAAAGGTGTGGTCGGTCTTGGTAGCGACATCAAACTCATGCCCGTCCAAGGCCGCCGACGATCCATCAGTTAGGCGGACTCGGTCGCCCACAACGTAGCCGTGGCTTTTGCTGAAGATGGTGCCGGTGGCGGCGCTGACCACGGCGCTGACCGGCGTGAGGGTGTGCGTTCCGCTTTGAGTGCCGGAGGTGTTAACGGCGGCTCCGCCGCTGGACGCGCTGATCTGAAGCGTGTCGGTCGCCTTGTTGATGACGTAATACACCGTGCCTGCCGTCACGCCGGTCGGCAAGGCGCCGGTCGTGCTGAAGACCACGGCCATGCCATTCTCCAAATTGTGAGCAGCCCTTGTGACAATGGCCGGCGAGGCGATGGTCATGGTCGCCGCCCCCGCCTCGCTGGTTCCGCGCCCCACTTCGGCAAACGTGCCGGTCTGTGCCGCTTCCCGCAAAATGTAAAGTCGGTCAAAGGCTTGCACCACCGAGACATTGTCGGTCGGCTCAATGGTCTCATCGCCGGGATAGCCCACCGTGACCACCGTGTCGGTCGGGCTGGTGTTCCGCCAGAGGTAGGCTTCGCTCGGCCCACACATCACGATATACTCGTTGGCGTTTTGGTAATTCTGGGAAGCGAAGACGCCAGAGGCAAAGATGCCGCCGCCGTAGGTCGTCCTGACCAGCGGCCCCTTGTTGGCCAACAGCGTGCCGGTGGCGTTAGCGGTCGGCGTGCCGGTCATGGTGTAGTCAAAGGTCGTCCCGCTGGCGTTGGAGATGGCGAAGTCTCCGTTGTAGAAGGCGGCGTCGGCTCCGGTGGCGCCGGAGATGTTGACCTGGCCGCCGTTACTGTAGCCGTGCGCGGCAGCCGTGGTCACGGTCGCGGTGGGTCCGCTAAAGGTGATCGAGGTGATCGCCTTGTCGGCGGCGAGGTCAAAGGAAAGGGTAAGCGGTTCGTCCGCTGTGCTGATCGCATCGGCCAGCCGCTTGGCCCCCTTGCGGGTCTGCGCCGTGCCGCGCTCCAAGCGCATGTTGACACTGTCTTGCAGCATGCCCGCTGGCAGGGTCAGCGGGTTTAGGCGCGAAGCAAAGCCAAGGAATCCTTGGTCGCCGTCACGTTGGACTGGAGAGTCGATGGCCATTAGTTCAGTGCTGCTTTTAGTTTCGTCCGAAATCTGTCTGCATCTCCCGGCGAGATGTCGGTCTTGCGGGTTGGGCTGACTTGTTGATGGGTGACGACCATGTTAAGTGGGATGCCCCACTTCTTCATTCGCGGGACGAGGTATTCGATGGCGCTGGCCATGGCATCGTCACCGAGCGGGTAGTCATAAGTGTTGCCCTCCCAAGCGAGCCCGAGGCTCCATGAGTTAAGGTCTTGCCGGCCGAACCAGTTGCTCTTTCCGGCGTGCCAGGCGCGGTCGGCGTCTTGGCAGAACACCGTGCGGCGGCCGTCGCGGGCGATGAGGACGTGGTAGGACACCTTAGATGCCGGGCTGGCGATCCACTCGCAGCCTCCCCGGTAGCTGCCGTCGCTGTGGTGCAGGACTACTGCCGAGGGGATGATCACCTTGCTGCCCTTGTTCGGCGTGTGGACCTTGCGCTCGTCGTAGGTGGTCTTGGGCGGCTCGACGGTGAAGCTCGGACTGGATGCGGAGACAGAGTTCGGCGAGGCCGGCGCTTGGGAAGCGTCGGACTTGCTGCCAAATAGTCTCTTGATCCACGTCCACATGGTTACTTCGCGTAGCCCTTGGTGCCTGGTGTCACGGTCACGGTCGCCTGTTGCTTGAGGAAATCGTAGCCGACCGTCACGCAGCCGGGGAGCAGCAGGTAGGCCGCGAAGACCAGAGCAGCGGCGATGAACTTAGCCGCGAGCATTGTTGTCCTTGGCCATGACCAAGCCCCAGGCGGCGGCGAGCGAGGCGGCGATCAAGCCGATGTCGGGCAGCGAGCCGGTGGAGAGAAATTCTTTGGCGCCGGTGGCCAATGCGATGAGCCCCGTGAGGACGCCGAGTGTAGTAGTTTTCCAGTTGTTCATAATGTTATTTGTTCTCCTTCTGTTTTTTGCGTAGGTCATGGTAGACCGAAAGTAATGTGATCACGCCGACCGCCAATCCGACGCATAGACCGGCAACGCGTAAGTATAGTTCGACATGGGCGACCATAGAAACCGCCGCCGAGCCGAGGCTGGCAAACGTGCCGAGCGCGCCGCGCTCGACGGTCGTTAAATGTTGGTGCCAGTAGTTCATGGCATTGCGTCTATTGCCGCCCATGCCGCCAGCAAACCGTCCCGCAATTCGGTGGGCAGGGCTTCGCTGGAATAAACAACGGAGCGCGACCCAGCGGCGGCGTGCGCGGTCACGGCGGCGGACAGCTTGGGGCGGAATGAAGTCACCGTCTGTGATTCCACGCCTTCGGCGTCTACCTGCGTCTCGTAATCCGAGTGCGTGCCGTCTGGTTCAAGGAACACTTGGCCGACACTTTCGCCTTCGGTGAGTTGCGATTGGAGCCATGCCAGCAGGGTCTGCGCGGTGAGGGCCAGTTCGCCGTCAAGCGGGATGGCGGTGGTTGTGGCGTAGTCGCCGCTGCGCGCGTAGCGGGTTAGCTGGTTGTTGGAGAGGAGGAGTTTCATGGGGCTAGTCCAGAGG